CCGTGCAAAACATGTTCATATTTGTGTTTACGGCCGAGACTGTTAGAAGTTCGACCCTAAACCAGCATCCACTATCAATAGCATTCCAAACTTATCTGCTATCCTTCTTAACTCCTGTAAATATCCTACAGGAGGTATATAGTACCCGGCTGAACTCTGAAATGGTTCAACAAGTATGGCCGCAACATTGTTTATTCTATTGATCCAATCTCTGTTTTTGTTGAAGCCGGGAGTTCTAATTATACTCAAATATTTTTCAAAGCTGACCAATACTATGATTCGTTAATTTACGGTCAAATCGTTTGGAATTGCTCAGATATTTTTAACTCAATCCAAACGAATTCTACAAGTATTTCAGGTAAATCCTCAACACCTATTTTAGGTGTGAATCTGACTTATGATTTTGGTGATAAAAAAGTTGACACTGAATTTTCAGCAAATATAACTTTTGAAGAGTTGGGTGGTGTTAATAATCTTACTATAGTTAATTGTTTCAATAGAACGTTTCATGTCATTTCAGGTTTGGGAAGAATAAGACTAACAGACCTAAAACCATAAAATACTGGGTTTTTAGTGGTAATATGTCGCGATTAACGAGGGAAGAACGCAGAAAATATGAAACATATCAGGAACTTGAGGAACTTGCCTCTACTAAGCTAAAGGGTTTACCCGCTAGGAAGAAAAAGTAATGAAGGTAAATTTAATACATTGGAAGTTTATAAAACCGATGGGTTGGGGTTGCCATTACAGGGATATTTGGCGAAAAGATTGGTCTGTTGCCTATTGGTTTGAGTTTGAGTTGGGGAACTGGTCACTTCTTTTTAGGTGGGGCAACCATTTATCGGGTTGGGCAGAATAATGCCTGGTGCGCTGATTGAAAAAAGAAAAATGGCAATGGGGTGGTTTGCCATGCACCCCGAAGAACGATTGCGAGCAGGCTTGCCTCCCGATAAGACTAAACTCCGCACATATCTGGGAGTTAAGAGTAGCACATTAAACGGCTGGGAGGCTAAATTCTTTGAGGAAAAAACTAGAGAGATAATGGAGCATAGCCTATACCACGAAGCCGATGAAGTCGAGCAACCACAAGAACAATATTCTTTAAGTGAGAAAGAACAAGTGCTTAATGCGTTAAGGGACTTATGTATCAAGCACGGCAATGCCTTCGCTGGCAAAACTTGGCTTCAGGCAAAGGACGAATTTGTAGAGAAACAAGAGGTGAAAGTTGGCCTTACAGCAAACGAAATCGCCAGACGAAACTTTGAAGCTGAACGACAACTACGAAAAGCAGGATATAGAGTGGTGGAAGTGCAAAAAGAGCCCTCATTACTTCCTCAAAACATACGGGAAAATAAGAGACCAAAGAAAAGGGATAATCCTATTTGAGGATTGGGCTCATCTGGTTGAACTCCTTGATACTTGCGAACAGCATCGTTTAGTTATCATATTAAAGGCTCGCCAATTAGGTATTACCTGGCTTATGGCGGGTTATAGTTTATGGAGGGCTTTATTTCAAGAGGGTGCTAATATTTTAATGCTATCTAAGGGGGAGAATGAGGCTAGTGAGATGTTGGATTATTCCCGCTTCATCCACAGTCAATTACCCGACTTTCTGCAAGTTGGTAAGGGGAAAGACCAAGCTAGTTTGCTTACCTTCCCCAGTGCCAATTCTAAAATTAGGGCACTCCCTGCCACTGAGGATGCTGGGTTAGGCTTTGGTGGAGCTACAATGCTTATTCTTGATGAGTGGGAATTCCACCCTTATGCTCCTGAAAATTATGTCCAGATTAAACCTATGATAGATGCTGGGGGGCAACTTATTATTCTTTCGGCAGTGGATAAACTGAATAATAATACCAAGTTCAAGGAAATTTATAACAAGGCTAGGTATGGCGAGAATAACTTTTATAGGGTTTTCCTGCCCTACAATTTACTCGATTATCGGACTGAAGAGTGGTATCAGCAACAACGCAAGGAATATGATGATTGGGAAATAGAGGGACTATATCCGAGAACTGAGGAAGAGGCATTATCAGCACCCGCTTTAATTTGTCGCTTTGACAAGGTAGCTCTCAAGGCAATGTTGGGGGAGCATTTTAACCCTATCAGAATAGAGTGGAATGGTTGGGTGAAAATATATAAAGAATCCGTAGCTGGTAGAAAATATTGTTTCCCTATTGACCCATCAGAGGGAAGCTATGACCCTAGTTTGGGGGTAGTTATTGATGCCCAAACACACGAGGAAGTTGCCAAGTATCACGGGAAAATACCCATAGATGACCAAGCCCGAATAATTTATGAGCTTTGGGGAAGATACAATAAACCCTATTTGGCACCAGAAAGAAATGCCAGCGGTTTAACCCTTATTGAAAAACTTAAAGATATGGGGGTTACCAACTGGTATTATTGCGATAAGAAAAAAGAAAAGCAGGGTTGGTGGACAAGTTCTGCAAATAGAGGGCTAATGCTTCAGGATTTGGCTGAAAATATTAGGTTAAGACAATATAGGATAGCCGATGAGGACGAAATCAATGAATTCCTATCGTTTATTCGCACAGACAAGCATCCAGACGGCAAAGCAATGGGGGGATGCCACGATGAAGCACCCATTGTCTGGGCAATTTATACTCAAATAAGAAAATCAATGCCTGCTGGAGAAATGAGAGTGGTTAGTTTTCGCTATGGCTAAATATGGTATAATGAAAGATTGGGGGGCTCGATGCCCCCCATTTTATTTGGAGGAAAAATGCTGAGTATAGAAGAGATTGGCAAGTTAAAAACTCGTTATACTATGGAGATTTATCAGGAAACAAGAAAAGAGCAAGAAAAAGACCTTAAATACATTAACGATACCTTCAAACCAAAAGTTAGAGAGCCTCATAAAGTATTGCGATTGGGATTAGGCAGTGAAATTGTCAATGCCCCAGCCGAACAGATTGTTACTTCTAACCCCCAAGCTTTTGTCGAGGTATTGCGAGGGGACAAGAAGGCAGAGGGAAGGATTGGCAAGGCAATCAATGATTGGATTGATATTCTACGCAGGCAGAATCCCAATCCCTTTAAGGAATCAGTAAAGAATAAATTAGGGCGAGGCGAGAATTTTATTAGATTTCCTCATAATGAGAATTGGGTTACTAAGCCTATAGGCAAAGATGAAGGGGGATTCCCTGTCTTTGATAGAAGGGGATTGCCCGTTCTCTTTTTAGTGCCTGAGCCAATGGTGATTTATGCCTCCCCAGAGGAAGATGAAAATGGTATTCCCCACAGGGTTATAGTTTTCTATGAAAGGCAACCTTGGGAAGTTATAGTTAGGTATCCTGATTGGCCCATCCCTGAAGATGTTAAGGGGAAGAAGACAGTTAAATGGTTTGAATTCTGGGATAAAGATACCATGCACTTTGAGGCTGACGGGGGGATTGTTGTGCGCAAACCCAACCCCTATAAATTCCCACCATTTATCCGCAAGTATTCGGGTTTCGGTAGACGCTCCCCTGATGGGGAATTAGCCAATCTTATAGTCAGCGATATACGCAATTCAAGGGGTTTAATAGAAGAAATATGTATTATGCGCAGTGATATTGCCAGTGTAATGCACCTATCAGCCCATAAACCTAAGACAATAACCTCAACAGGGCAAATCAATGAGGAGCAAATAAGGGAACACCTACAGTTTGAATCCTATACTCTTAATATATTGGATATGCTCCCCGAAGATTTTAAGATAACAGATGAGCAAATTGAGCAGCCTTCAGCGGAAGCCTTTTTACACACAGCGAATATAATGGCAGACCTTACTCGCCGACACCCATACATAAATGCGGGCTTCCCCTGGGGAGCTAGTGGCAGGCAACAGGGGATGGCGGATGTAGCGGCTATGCGGCGTTACGATACAGTGGTTGAGAATACCGAAATTGAATGGGGAACTGCTTTTGAAATGGCATTTAAGGTATGCAAAGCAATTCCAACTTTATTACCCAAAGGATTGCAAAAGAGTGATTTGGATGTTGTTTTTAAGTGTACAGTAAAATTAAAGGCTAN